TAGCCATTTAATTTACAAACCAAGTGTACCTTTCTACTTCTTGTCTTAAATCTTCTTGAAAAGAATTATTTAATTGATTCTTCATTGTTTCTAATGATTGAAGAACTTGTTGTTGATTATCCATACTGTACTCTGGAGTAGGTTCTGGAATGTAATTAGTTATTTTAGCCATTATCTTCTACCATCAGGTTGTATGTCTGCTCTAAAAGTACCATATCTCCAAGTTACTCCGCTAGATAAATTAGATATCTTCAAACTAGCAGATCTTCCTCTAGCACGTGTATCTATTTTCTGAGTACTTGATGTTACAGAAAAAGGTCCTAAAGAAGAACTAACAGACGTATCAGAAGGATAGTCTTTTAATAAAATAGTAACCGTTGCAGTTCCATCTAATCTTTGAAAATCAGGTATAAATCTTCTTACTTTCGTAAAGTATTCTCCGTCACCTTCTAAATGAAGCATGAACTCTCCAGATTCTATAAAAGAAGTAATAGCAGTAGTTACTCCATCCTCTAATTGATCTATTCCCGTTTCGTGTTCCCAAAAAGTAGAGGAACCAGAAGTATTAGTTACTCCCTGTATAACTGGAAAAGTAGGTACTCCTGTTTCATAAAAAGAAGTAGCATAAGGTTTATCATATAAATGTGCGTCATAGTAAGTGGTACGAGATAAAGAACTGGTATACCAAACTTTATCTTGATAGTTATAAGTAACGCATCTATCTATTTCAGTAGCTGAACTAGAAGCATAAAACCAATGTAATTCATTAAACAAAGAATTGTGACTAGCGTAAGTTAATTTTCCAGCATCATAGTTAAAACCTAGGTCTCCTGGATTAGCGGTATTAAATACAAAATCTTCTACACTACAAGGAAGTTTAACAACGGTTCCGTTATATCCGTTAAAAGAACCTGAGTCGTCCATCCAGTAAACAATACCATCTACAAACACAATGGACTTAGAACTCATTGCTCCACAGTTAGATCCTACTTTTCTAATACTAAAAGTGAAAGGAGCTCCTACATACTGCATCGTATACGCAGCGGTATCGGTTAATACTAAAATGTAATCTTTTGCTCTTATGGCACCTACAATATGAGTTCCGTCATCTATCCTAAAAGTACCTGCTGTATTAATAGAAGTTGGTTGGTAGTCATTAAAGTCTTCTTGGTCAGAAAATCTTATTAACATTGGATCAAAAGTTGAAGTATCTCCAATAGTTTCCTCTGTTCCTAAATGTATAAAGTGTCTATCTGTATCTGATACGATGGAAATAGCGGTTTTAGTTGGAGCACCTGTCATAATAGTTGCTCTAGTTTCTAAAGCATTGTTATTATTTTGTATAGGTTGCCATGTGAACGTTCTTCCATTTAATACAGTAGCAGTTAATATTTGACCAAAATTATCTAAACTCCAACTAGCTGGATCTAGTTGAACCGTAGAAGATAAGGAAGCTGAACCCCATGCAGTGTAATACTCTACCCCTGCTAAAGTAGAATGAGCGGATCGTGTTCCAGCTACTGCTCTCGTAATTCCTGTAAGATCATTAGTTGAAATACCTGTATAGGAAATAAATTCTGCTCCAACTTTAATTACTCCCGATGTTGGAAACCCTGTTGTTGAGGTAAGTGTAATAGAAGTTCCAGATCCTCCAGTACCTGCAGTGTCATCTAATAAAGCACCATCTAAAGTAGTAGTAAGTCCAGATGCTCCTCCGTAAGCACCTGTTCCAAATCCAAAGCCGAATGTCTGTCCAATAGGACCTACTTTAACATATCTGTTTATAGTACATGCTCCTGACCCTGCAACAGTAACTCCCGCATTCGTTGCCATCGTTATGGTAAATGTATTAATCGTTGCACTAGTTACTTCAAAAGTTTGATCAGTAAAATTCGCTGCAGTATACCCCGCTCCAACTGGAGGAGTTACGCTAGTAAAAGTAAAGTAGTCCCCTGCAATCATGTTGTGACCCACTAAGTTAATGGTGACCGTTGGTGAGGTATTGGTAGTATCAAACGTTCCTCCCGTTTGCGCTGTCTCTAAAGGAGTAATATCGTAATACGCTCCTCCATAATAAATGTATAATCCTCGTTGAGTACCAATTACTACATATCTATTGCCATCTAAATCCGACCACTGGTGCTGTGCTCTGGTAGCACCTGCTAAAGTATTGGTAGTAATTTTAGACCAACCGCCTACTTTTTCAGGGAAGCCATAACGAAAACGTACAAAATCACCGTCCACATACTGTCCTTCAGCTGCGGTATCGGTTATCTGTTTATTAAAGCCTGGTCTTATATTAATTAAATTTAAAGGCATGGTTTATTATACCTTACCTAACCTATATGTTAAATAGTCCCTTTTTAACTTTTAATTAGTAGTTTATTAAAATCTGCAAAGTAGACATATTTTAAACTTGAAGACCTAACTGTATTCATAATATCGTCTAAACTATCTACAATAGGGTATCCTGCTAAATTAAAAGAGGTGTTCATAAGAACAGGAATAGGAAACATTTTAAGTATTTTATATAAATTATTATTATCGTTTCTATTAACTGTTTGTATCCTACATGTATTGTCTACATGAACTAACGAACTTATAGAATGTTGAGCTAAAGGTCTCGCTTGAGGAGCATGCATCATAAAGGGGGTGCTTTTTATCCCTGCCATATCAAAATAAGTATCTGCTTTTTCTTCTAGTATAGAACAAGCAAAGGGTCTAAAATGTTCTCTTTTTTTAATATCGTTCATTATATCTTTAGCATTCTTTAATGTAGGATCTAGTAATAAACTCCTGTTTCCTAAAGCTCTAGGTCCTGCTTCTGCTTTTCCCTGTATTAATCCTACAACATTACCTTGAGTTAATAACTCTACTACTTCGTTTAAACTTACCTCTTTTAAATATTCATTGTCTTTAAAGGAATAATCTAAACTATTAATTCTGTTACCGATGTAAATATTTTCTAAAGGATGTATTTTTTGTTTCGCTAAAACATTTATGGCATACACTATACCGATTGAATTACCTCCGTCTCCACATAAAGGATCAAACCACAAATTACATTCAGGGAATGCTTTATGTAATTTATAGTTGTTAACCACATTAAGTGCAGTGCCTCCTGTAAAAACCATATTAGGGTGTTTGTATTTATGTACTAAATTTTTATATTTTTGCTCAAATAATTCTTGGCATGAAGATGCTTGATCTTTAGATTGTGTATCTAAACTTAATACTTCTTTTCCTGTAAATTCTTCTGGTATCGGCTCAGAGGTACCATACGATTGAAACCCCATAAATTTACCTTCCTCATTTTCAAAACCGTAATGTTGTGAAACTTTTGAATAAAAAAGACCTAAATCTAAATAATGACTTACATCAAAAACAGTTTCGTCTGTAATGGTAAGCGGTTGTTTAACGACATGTCCTTTGTTTGTATCAGGGTGATACGTGAGGTCGGGTGCATATTTTTCATTATGTATATCATGTGTATATAATTTTTTATAAATACATTTTGAATCTTCATAACTTAAATCGTATACAGAACAAGTCTCATGGGTAGATGCTTTATTTTCTAAAAACCAATCACTACCTCTATTATCTACTACAAATACTCTAGCACTTTTAAACTTAGAATCTACAAATGATTTAAAAGCATGAGTTAAATGATGAGAGGCATGCAAAGAATGAGGTTCATTTATTACTTTGATATTTAGATGTTTTAAATAACTTTTTAAAAATTGAAGTTCTTCTTTAACAAAATTATAAGAAGACAAAAAACAAAAATCTAATTCTTTATTAAAATAGTTCAAGGAGTTAAGTAAAGAGTTAAAAGGAAAAAAATTATAGTGTTTCTCTTGGATAACTTTTCTTTCCTCGTTGTAAAAAATAAGTTTTCCATTATCAAATAAAGAAACAGAAGGGTCGTGCCCTGTTTGTATACCTAATATTTTCACGTGACTATTAATTGTACCAAAGAGGAATAGTGTATCTAAACCCTGATTTTATTATATCCACCGCATGTTCATTTTTATAACCACTATCAAACATAACAAAATCTAATGCTTTTGGTTTGTATCGTTCTCCATCTTTAAATACTAACTCTCCTCCTTCGTAGTCATCATTAAGATACAAGATACTGGAGTAGTTCATTAAATCTTTTCTTCCATCAGAAACATCTTTTTTTTGGTCTATGTGAAAGCTCATATGATGACCCTCTTTCCACCTACATAAAATAGGATCTTGAAAAGGATAACATTTTGTATTAAAAAAATGATCTACGAAAAAACAACCTTTTGAAGTTATATATTTTAATATTTCTTTTATTTGAGGATTGCTTATATCCATTATATGTAAACTTCTTTCTGCATGTCCAGGGGAAAAATCAGTGCACAATCTTTGATTCTTATCCCAGTATTTCATAAGTATCTCGGCTTCATAAGGTTTGATAAAGTTATGAATTTGTATTCTTACATCATCCATTTGGCATAACTTCTAAATTAAAAGAAAGAGAGACCCTAGGTTCATCACTCATACTTTGACTAACTGCATGTTTTAAATAAGAAGGAAATATAATTATATCATTTACTTTAGGTGTCACTATGTGAACAGAATGAAAATCGGAGCTACCTGATATATAAGAGCTATAGTGAGGGGACATTAAATTAACAGGTGAATTTTCATTATAAAATTCTAACTTCCCAGAATTAACAGGTGTCTTTAAATAAAAAACTCCTGAAAAACTACTTCCTGCATGAGTATGAATGGTATTAGAAGAGTGTTGGTAATTTTCATTAATCCAACAATTACCTAATCTAATGTTTACAGGTTTTAATTGAGTGTCTTGAATAATAGACAAGTAGTTGGATAAATGGGTCACTACCAGTTGAGAAGTTTCTTCCAAAACTTTTTTATTTTTAATGTCGGGTGTTTGGAAACCTCCTACATTGCTTTTAACAACTCCCTTTTGTTGTTTGCATACCTCTAACTCTTCTAAGATAAGTTTATTATAAGTAGGATTGTAATTACTAGACCTATAAATAGAAATAGTAAAAATATCTTTCTTCATTTTTATTTTTCTTTGTAAAAATCAGATACTTTAGTAGGCTTGTTTCTCAAATCAGGTCTAAAGTTTATATTAAATTTTCCTAAAGCATGAGCAAAAATATTGGTAAAATTTTTAAATGCTTCAGCACTAAAGTGTATTCTTCCATAGCACAAAACAATAAATCTTTCTCTAAAGGAAAATTTTATGTCAGCGGATCCGTCTTTCTTAGATTGTATAATATTCATGAGAGATCGATACCATAATTAAATTTAATAGTCAATTATCCAACACACAACATTAGACAATGTATCAGAAGTATTCTCAAGGAAAGAATAATTTAGACAAGAATCATATATTATATATCGTCCTTTTTTTTCTGGTATTAGCTTTCCAAAATCATTAAAATAAACGCCATCAAAGTCTTGATTATCTAAAAATAATAAACCAATTAGTTGATTGATGTACTTATTATGTTTTTTCTTAAAAGGATAATCTTTATTAATTTGATGTACACTCACTGATTTAATAACTATACCGCCATTAACAATTTGTTGTGTATCGTTATTAATACTTGTTATAAATGTTTGAAAAATTTTATTGTTTTGAAAAAAATTATCTTTAGATGTTTTTACACCTGTATCGTTGACCCATTGATTTTTTTTAAAATTACAAATTTGTTCTTTTAATTCGTCACATAAACTAGTGTTAGGTAAATCATTAGTAAAAAGGGTAGTATTAATTTTTACTTCATTTTGAGCATAAAACATTTCATTTTTTTTTATTTCTTATTACAGCAGGAGCTCCTAAACAATAACGTTTGTCCAACATCCATTCTTTATTAGAACCCTCTTTATCTACGTAATGCATAAAAACTTGAGAGCACCAATCTCCTTTAAATTCTTCTCTCCAATGCTTGAGTTCACATCCTAAATAAACTACCGCATCCCCTGCCTCTAACTCACAAGGAGTTCCTTCTACAAAAATAGGCCACTTAATAACATCTGACCCTAAATTAACTGTAACGCTAATTTCACATGATGGTCTGTCTTTATGTGGAGGAAGTTCCGCATATTGAGTGTACATCCTCCAGAGAGTATAAGTAGGAAGTAATTGTTTACCTGTTATTTCTTCCATATGTTTTTTCTTCATCATCATAGCAGTCTCCATTACAGGATCTCCATAAAAAGAAGTATCTAAAGTAGTTAAGTGTGTATTAACGATAGGGTCCATAGATTGTTCTAAAGAATGTTTTATTTTAGTATGCCCACATAACAATTCTGCTACTTCTGGACTTAAAAAGTTTTTTATTACTTTGTATTTAAAATCTTTTCCTATAATGCCCATGATACTACCGAATACCTTGTTCCTTTTGTTACTGATTCTACTGTGTGAGGGTACATAAAATTACTTGGCCAAATAATTAATTTATTTCTTTTTGTTTTTATATTAATTTTTTGTTCTTCTTTAGGTAGATGAAAACAAAGATCTCCTCCTTCATAATCATCATTGACTAAAAAAATCATAGAATACGTTCTTGGTGTAGTTGTACCATGATCTACATGAGGTTTGTAAAAACCTGCATCTTCATATTTTAAAACTGAAATATTTTCTAAATGATATCCTTTCCAACTGATATCAAATCGGTTTAAGTAATCAGTTAAATGGTACTTAAATATAGCTATAAATCTATTGCACCAATGAATATCTGTAAGTAACTTATTGTTTTGATGTGAGATATTATAAATCCATGTTCTTCTTATATTAAAATCTACCAGTCCTTGTTCCTCACTTGAATCTCCTGCAATGCCTGCTTGAGCAAATTTTCTAGAATCTAAAACTCTTCTAAAAACATCTAAAGATGTCTCTGGTAGTACATCATCATAGGCTACTATAAATTTTGCTATATCCATGTTTTCTTTTTCCAAAACCCTGTTTTATAATTCATAAATAAACGAAATCCATAAACAATTTTATCTAACAACTGTTTTTTATCATTAATAGTTTCTATTTTCATTTTCCAAGATTCTCTTTTAAAAGGAATTACTTGTACATAATTTGTACCCTTTTTAACTAAACTTTTCAAGGTATCGTATTTATCTCCGTTTAAAATAAAAGGGAAATTTACTCTATTATGAAAGGTATCTGTATCCACGATTCCAGGCATAATAGAAAACCTATCATCGGTATTATTTAAGGGAGGAACAAATAAACAAGAATACCCTGGTGGCGTTTTTATAATCCAAGGATTTAATATTTTAAATATTGAGGAAGCTTTATTTTTATGTACTAAAGGAGAACTTTTACCTAGTTGAGTGTAAGGATGAACGTCTGTATTTGTACCTTTATTAAGATTAAAAGAATCGTATACTTCGTTACTAGTATTTGCAAAGGTAATATTTGCTTCTCCTGTTTTTTTAAAATAAATTTCAAAGTCTTGAGGAACCTCTAAAACATATCCAGAGGTTAAAGTGTCTAAAAAGGGAAGGCACCCTTTTATAGTTTTATTATCAAACGAATGATTAAGTTTTTTAAACCATTCGGGTATATTATACTTTATGGGTTTTGGGTAATGTTCTTTTAAATCTACGTATTCTTTAGTAGCTATAAACTCTATGTTATTCATTTAACATTAGTTTATACCCAAATATAAAATAAATGCAATACTAAATCAGTTCTAATAAGCTATAGTAAGGCTGAGACGAGTCCTCTAATAGTTGAGGTACTGTTTTTGCCAATGGATAGGTTTTTGAAGAAGCATCAATATTGGATATGTTGGTCTTAAAAGTGTTCCATAGATTAAAATCAACATGGTCTTTATTTTTTCTTAACCAAATATTTAAAGTATTAATCATTTGTTTTTTTTCTTCGTTTAAACCAGCTTCATCAATGAAACTGAAAGTAGATGAAATATCATCGTATAGAACATTATCTGAATCATCATACCTTATATTTACATATAATAGTTTTTGAACATTATTAAATACATTGTCTGTTACAGTTATAACTTTGTATAAATCTTGGTTGATATGTAAATTTGATAAAGAATTATCGGATGCTGCTATACGAACTATAGTCCCTACAACGTTTGCACAATCTTTATTAAAAATAAAATGTTTAGCCATTAACTTTCTTCTCCAAATACAAGTAAATGACCATTACCACCTACAAGTCCTGGAACAATTTGTAGTCTACCATCAGCGGCATGACTTGAAAATGTATTTCCTACAAATCCTCCATTAAAACCTAAGGGTAAAGTATTTAGAGGTGCTGGACCAGATGAATTTCCTGGATTCCCACTACTACCAGTGCTATTCGGACTTGCTGCTCCGCCACCGTTGCCTCCGTTTACTGTTGCAAAGTTTGCAATAGAGGTTGCTCCGCCAGCTCCACCAGATCCTCCTGGAAAATTACCTAAATTACCACCAGCACCAATTGAATAAGGTTGAGAGAATGGAGCCGCAACTGATCCTGTAGCAAGCACTGTTAGACCTTCTCCTCCGCCGCCGCCTGTGTTACTAGGACCACCTCCGCCACTTCCTCCGCCACCTGAAGACATGATAGCTGTAAGACTATCTGTTCCAGCGGGTGGAGTAAATGTCCCTGAAGCAGGTCCATCTCCGATTAGTAAAGCAGCTACTCCAGCTCCTCCTGCTGCACCTGAAGATGCAGATGTAATTCTTCCTTGAGCATCTACAGTCAAAGCAGTAGCTGTGTAGTCACCTGCAGTTACTGCAGTGTTTGCTAATTTATCAGCGGTGACTGCATCGTCTGCAATTTTAGCTGTCGTGATTTGTAAATCAGAAACTTTCGCTGTCGTAATTTGATTGTCTGAAATTTTAGCTGTTGTAATTTGATTGTCTGAAATTTTAGCTGTTGTAATTGCGTTGTCTGCAATTTGTGCTGTTGCAATAGTTCCACCTAAAGTGTTTAATGCA